CAGGTAAATGACCTAAAACAGCAGCTATCTGATAAGGAGGCAGAGCTTACTGCTGAAAAGGAAACCAATACCAAGTATGAGGCTGACCTTAACGACCTTAAGACAACAACTGCAATTAAGCTTGCTTTATCGGGCAGTGCGCAGGATGTTGATATTGCTGCAGGTCTTATTGACCGCAGTAAGCTGACGCTTGATGAGAACGGTACACTTACCGGACTTGATGAGCAGATACAGAGCCTTAAGGAAAGCAAGGGATTTTTATTTAAGTCTGAACAGCCTAAAGGTTTTGTAAAGGTAGGGGCAGGAAAGGATGAAACATCGGAAAAAGAAACAATGGGATTTAGGGACGCTATAGAGGCAGCCATATCCCCAAGCTTTAACTAAGGAGGAATTTTAATGCCGGTAACATTAGCACAGGTAAGTTTAAACAGTACAGACGCTCTTCAGAAGGGCGTAATTGATGAGTTCCGCAAGAGCTCTTTTTTATTGGACAATATTCCCTTTGAGCCATGCGTATCTCCACAGGGAGGCGGTGCAACCCTGACATATTCTTATTTAAGAGTAAAGACGGAATCAGCTGCATCATTTAGATCTATGAACAGCGAATACACCGTAAGCGAGGCTGTCAAGGAAAAAATCTCTGCCGATCTTAAAATTTTCGGAGGAAGCTATGAGGTTGACAGAGTGCTTGCAGATCTGGGCGGCGCAGTCAATGAAATTGACTTTCAGAGTAAGCAGAAGATTAAGTCAACCGCCGCCTTATTTAACGATACCTTTATTAACGGTGACAGCGGCACAGACACCAATGCCTTTGACGGATTGGAAAAGGCGTTGGCAGGCAGCTCAACAGAATTTACGAATGACGGCACAGCAATAGACTTAAGCAGTGCCTCTGCACTTGACAGCAATTATATGTATTTCCTCGATGCGCTTGACGAGTTTTTAAGTGAACTTGATGCACCCCCAAGCTTTATTGGCGGTAATACCAAGCTTGTGGCAAAGCTCAGAGCCTGCATCCGCAGAGCCAGCATGTATACAAGCACCCGTAATGAGCTGGGACAGCTTATAGAGCAGTACGGTAACATACCTATCATTGACTTTGGGGCAAAAAGCGGCAGCAATGATGATATTGTTGCTACAAATACTGACGGCACAACAAGTCTTTATGCAGGTCGCTTCGGTCTTGACGGTGTACATGCCATATCCCTTTCAGGCAGTAACCCTGTCAAAATTATCTTACCTGACTTTAAAATTGCAGGAGCGGTTAAAAAGGGCGAGATTGAAATGGTGGCTGCCATTGCTCTTAAAAGCAGCAAGTCTGCAGGTGTAATGCGCAACATTAAGGTAAAAGCGGCTGTCCAAACTGAAGATGAAGGAGGTACTGACTGATGGCTAGGATAATAGCGCCTAATAAGACGTACAACGGTATAAGCGCAGGGGTGAAGTTTACAAATGGAGAGGCTGAGTGCAGTGATAAATGGACTATCAAATGGTTTAAGGAGCATGGCTACAGCGTTGAAGAGGCTGAGGAAAGCAAATCTGATACCGACAACAAGTCCAATGAAATTAAAGTCGGAGATAATACCGATACAGCTGAGGGAGCTTCCAATGACAAGACGGATTCTGAGCCTGAGGACAATAAGCAAGGCAGCGAGGCTAAGGCAGCGGCTGAGGTATCGGAGGAAAAAAGTGATACCACCAAGCCTAATGTGAAACCAAGAGGCAGGAGAAAAGCGGAAAAATGAGTGACGAAGAAAGAAGAAGCCTTGCAATCAGCCGTTTAAACGAGCTTACCTTTGGCAGGCTTGAAACGATCGGCATTGAAAACCTTACTCCGTTCCAGCAAAACAAGGTTCTGTCGGCTATTGATGTGCAGATGCAGTATATAGCCGAGAATGGAGATAGCGGTGCATTAACCAGTATAAGCGTGCTTGACGTAGGCATGAGTTTTAAGGAGACCGAGGATGTGCCTGCAGGAATAAGTCCTGCAGCATACAGTATTATGAAGTCTACCGGATTAATGTGCAGGAGGTTGTAATGATACCAGGTAAATTTCCCAAAATCCCCGAAGAAATGTTTAAAACAGATGTAAGAATTATACTGTATGATAACGAGCTTAACGAAAACGGCGAACCGATTATAGTACATGATGCAGAGCATAAATGTATATGGAGTGATAAGCGGAAACGTACGGTAGATTCTGAAAAACGCATTATTGATTTAGAGGGCAGCATTGTTGTTGACGGTGATGTTGCTCCGGACACGAAAGCAGCTGACGGCTACGCTGTCATTTACGGAGAAAAGCTAAAAATATATAAGGTTAAGAGGGCAAGAAATCCAGACGGCAGCGTTCACCACACAACAATGGAGCTGATTTGATGAATATTAATGTAACTATGGATAATGCAAAGCTTAGGCAGATTGAAAGAGCTGCCGTAATAGCTTTGGAGAAAACTGCTGAGGCTGTAAAAACCGAGGTTGTAAAGGCAGAGGTAATGCCTATGCAAAGCGGTACAATGCAAAATGATTGCACAAGCATAGTAACAGATAAACGTACAGTTGGTGAGGTCAGCATTTGCGTTGATACGGATTATGCAAGGCGGCTTTATTATCACCCTGAGTATAATTTCAGCAAAGAGGAAAACCCTAATGCTCGGGGTGAATGGTTTCAGCCTTGGATTGACGGAGAACAAAAGGACTTTGCACAAAAATCCTTTAACAAGCTTTACAAAAAGGAGGCAGGTATATGACCTTATCCGATATACGAGAATATATAAAGGGTGAGCTGCCTGATACTAAGGTTTATATAGGCAGGCTTGGCAGTAAAGAGGAAAATATTATTGCCGTATATGACAGGACAACAAGCCTTAACAGTATTGCCGTTGGAGGCAGAGCAAACACAGGCTGCGGTGTTAAGGGTATAAAAATTCTTGTGCATAGCAGTAAAAATGCGGCAGACGCAGAAGCCTTTGCCAATAAGGTGTATGACATTTTTTATGGATCATTGGAGGCTGATTGGTGGTGCAGCGTCAAGAATGACGCACCTGTAAGCGTTGGTGCAGACAGCAATAATATTTATGAGTATGTAATTAATGTTGATATATGGTATAAGATATAAGAAAGGATGATGCAAATGTCGATAACAGGAGTACAGCCCGTATACGGCTTGCAGTTTGGAGTTAATACAAGCGGCAGGACGGGCGAGGCAACAACTATTGTAAAGGACGCAACAGCCCTAAGCATAGCCATAGACGGTCATGTGGAGGAATGGACTCCGCTTGACAGCGAGGGTTGGACGCGCAGACTTATGACGGGTAAGAGTATTACCGTAACCTTGGGCGGCAAACGTAACTACGGTGATGAAGGTAATGATTATGTGGCGGGGCTTGCCTGCAAAAACGGTACCGACTGCAACAGTGTATTTTCTGTTATTTTCCCCGACGGAAGCAAGCTTAGCTTTGACTGCGTAATTAATGTAACCGCCCTTGGCGGCGAGAGTACGGCAGTAAGTGAGCTTAGCTGGACGGCAATGTCTGACGGTAAGCCTACGTATACATCGGCGAGTGTTTAATCAGTTGACAAAGGTTTCCTAATAATTGTATAATTTGGTATATACATTATAGGGAGGAGTTTGTATGGATTTAAAAACTGATATAAAGAGGATGTTGACTTTAGGTAGCATTGAACAGACATTACGGGATTTAAAAAGATATAGCGATGTACTCAGTGAGGGTAGGCAGGAATACTTTGATAAGGTTATAGATGTATATGAGGGTACTAAAAATCCCAAGGAATGCTTTGCACTAGCTTATGCGTATATGTATAAGGGCGCAAAATACAGACCTAATGCTATAAAATACTTTGAAAGGTATCTATTAAATCCTGTAAAAATCGAGGGCTATCGGGGGATATATCTAGACCTTGGCAAGTTGTATGAGGCGGAATATGATTTTACAAATGCAGAAAAATACTATAAAATGTATACTGAACGGCATAAAGACATCACCGTAGGCTATACATTCTTAGCAAATCTGTACACAAAAATAGATATTGATAAGGCTATTGATTTCGTGTCAGGTGTATTGGTCAGCGAATATGCTCAAGACCCTATGTTCAATCATTGTATACAGGTAAAGTATGATGAACTTCTGAAAAAGAAAGCAGATGGATATGTATATAAACCAAGAAAAGATGAAGCTGTTTACAATCCTGTGTTGGAAGAAGTCAAGGCTGAAATAAAAGAAGATAAAACGGATACTTTAAGCCAAAAAAGAAAAAAGGTTGTAAAGGTTGTTGCTGTGTTTTTTATCTTATATGCTGCAGTAAAATGCTCACAAGGTGGTGATGAGGATAACTACGTACTTGAAGTTGAAACAACAGAAGTTACGGAGTCTACAACAGATACAGAGAGGTTTTCAGAGACTGTATCACTATCCCAGCAGGAAAGATTGCAACAAAAACTTGAAGATATTAATAACAGCGTGGATGGTATAAAAAAATCGTCAGATGAAATTTGGAATGATCCTGACGTAAAAAGAAGCAGAGAAAATTTAAAGGCAACATTCAAAGAAGTTGTTTTTGATTATGATGCATTTAAAGAATTAATGTCAAATGATGAATAACAATATATGGAAAGAGCACTTGAAGGGTGCTCTTTTATAATGCAGAAAAAGGAGAGATTTATTATGGCAAAGATTATTGATATTACAGGTAAGCTTACAAATGAAAAGCCTGTTATCAAGGTTACAGAGGATTTTGAGTTTGAGGTAAATGCAAGCAAAAATGCCGTTATCCGTATGCAGAGTGTTGTCAGAGAAGGTATGTCCGATGTTGAGCTGATGGATGAAAGCTTGAAAATACTTATCGGCGAGGTGAACTTTGAACGTCTTAATGATATGAATTTAAGTATAGCCGATTACAAAACGGTATATATTGCGGTAATGGCTTGTGTAAACAACGAAAGCTTTGAGGATGCATCGGCACGATTTCATTAATAGTGAAAATTCAGGGCAAGAGACTTATTTTGATATTTTTGAGGATTGGGGACTCATTGAGTCCTCTTTTTCTATGCAATACGGGATACGTTTGAGAGCCGAAGAGGATATGAGCTGGGATGAGTTTTGCACTTTGCTCAGCGGTTTAGGTGGTGATACGCCTTTAGGTAAGGTGGTTGCAATACGGTCCGAAAGTGATATTAACGTGATTGAACACTTTACACCCGAGCAAAGGCGTATAAGGGACAGTTATTTGCTGAAAAAGCAAGAGCAGCTTAAAGAAAACCCCGAGGCTTACAAGGCTTATATTGATAATTTGCAGGCTAGGTGTAAGGCTCTGTTTGGCCAGGAGGTGATGCATTGAGTACATCTGTAGGTGCCATTGATTTAGGATTACGAATTAATAAAAATGATTTTGGCAGAGAGCTTAATAGTATAGGAAATTATGCAGCCGGTCAAGCTAAAAGCGCATTTGACGGCGTTGGCAAGGTGCTCGGCTCTGTAATTGCTACAGGCTCTGTTGTTGCCTTTACAAAAAGCTGTATTGACTTAGGCTCGGATCTCGCAGAGGTACAAAATGTAGTTGATGTAACCTTTGGCAGCATGAGCAATGACATAAATACATTTGCAAAAAATGCAATTACACAGTTTGGTTTATCCGAAACCAGCGCAAAAGAGTACAGCTCCACTATGGGCGCTATGCTCAAAAGCATGGGATTTACAACAAAATCCGCACTTGAAATGTCAAAAAGTATAACAGGGCTGTCTGCCGATATGGCTTCCTTTTACAATCTTGACAACAAAACTGCGTTTGAAAAAATCCGAAGCGGCATAAGCGGTGAAACGGAACCGCTTAAACAGCTTGGTATCAATATGTCGGTTGCAAACCTTGAAGCCTATGCATTGTCTAAGGGAATAAAAACCGCATACAGCTCAATGACACAACAGCAACAAGCATTGCTCAGATATAATTATTTGATGTCTGTGACTGCTGATGCGCAGGGTGATTTTGCACGTACCTCAAGCGGATGGGCTAACCAAGTACGTATTTTAAGTGAAAATTTTAATGCACTTAAGGCAGAACTTGGTCAAGCCTTTATAGATGTAGCAACACCCGTGCTGTCTATGCTTAACAGCATTATAACAAAGCTCCGGCAAGCCGCATCTGCATTTAGGGACTTTATTGATGCAATAACGGGTAACTCCGATACCGATACAAGCTCGATGGCAACGGATATGACAGCCGTAGCTACTGCCGCAAGCTCGGCAGACAATGCGGTTACTGATATAGGAAAAAGTGCGGAAAAAACCAAAAAGGCACTTATGGGCTTTGACGAAATCAACATCCTTAACCTTGATGAGGGCTCAAGTGATGCGGTTGATATACCAACAGTATCGCCAACAACTGGCATTAATGCAAATGCTGTAAAACAGTCTATGTCGGGCATGGGTGTTGAAGTTAATAGAGTGCTTGACGATATTAAACGCAGATATAATGATCTGTCAGCCTTGTTTGAAAAGGGATTTAACATAGGCGTAGGCGGTAATTATGAGGACAAACTGCAGGATATTAAAGACAGCTTGACAGGTATAAAAGCTTCGCTGCTGGATATATTTAACGATCCGGATGTCAAGTCGGCAGCGGAAAGCTTAAGTCGCAGTCTTGTTATTACGGCAGGACGGGTAACAGGTGCTGCAACACGTGTGGGTGCGACTATAGCAGGAAATATTCTAGGCGGCTGGAATAAGTATCTAAATCAGAATAAGGGTTTTATATCTGAACGTATTGCAAGTATTCTAGGCAATACAGATGAAATTACGTCGCAGGCAGGTGAGTTTGCTACAGCAATAGCAGATATATTTGATGTTTTCGGCGGTGAAACCGGTCAGCAGATAACAGCGAATATAATAGGTATATTCAGTAACGGTTTCCTTGGATCACTTGACTTAGGTACGCAGTTTGGAGCCGATTTGTTTCGGTGTATAACTCAGCCTATTATTAACAATAAGGATGATTTAAAGCTTGCTATAGAAAATACGTTAAAGCCGATTGAAACTATTACAGGCACATTAAAGCAATCGGTAGACGATACGTTTGAAGCTGCACAGAAAACCTATGATGATTATATAAGTCCCATGTTTGATGATTTCGAAGAAGGCACAAGCAGAATGACAAACGCCATACTTAAATGGTATAACGAGGATATGGCTCCGGTTCTTGATAATCTAGCCAAAGAATGGGATAAGATGTACAAAGAATCGGCACAACCTAACATCAATAAGATTATAGAGCTTGTGGGCAAATTTGGATATGCGATCAGTTTGGTATGGAAAAATATTATAGCACCATTTGTTGAATGGTTTGCAGATACCTTTGGACCTGATATTGCGGATAACACCGAAGAAGCAGGTAATTCTATAATTGATTTTGCAGACAAGGCTAATACAAATTTAGGTAAGGTTTTAGATGCGTTTAATGACATTATGGATGCAATAATACTGCTGCTTGAGAGCTTTGGTGATTTCAAAAACAACTGGTCAACAGGTATGGATGAAATTATAAACGGACTTAAAGGGGATGCCATTAAAAATGTATTTAAGCAGATTGCAAAAGATGTAAAGGAACTGTCTAAGGAGGCAGTTAATAATATAATTGATAATATCAATTGGTTTATTAATAAAGCAAATGAAAAAATACGCTTTAAAATACCTGAACTCCTTGGTGGTGGAGAATTTAACGGCTTTAACATTCCCACTATACCAAAGCTTGCACAGGGCGGTATTGTAAAACAGCCTACACTTGCTATGGTAGGTGAAGCAGGTCGTGAAGCAGTTATGCCGTTGGAGAATAATACAGGTTGGATTGACGAGCTGGCAAGCAGAATTGCCATGCTTATAATGTCGCAGAACAACAGCGGCAGCCACTATGACAACACACCTATTGAGATTATAATTGAAATAGGCGGTGTCAAGTTCGGCAAAGTTGTGCTTGATAGTCTAAATGCTTTAAAGAAACAAAACGGCAAGCTCAGACTTGACTTTTAACAGGTGGTGATTATATGTTGAAAATTGACGGTGCTGATATGCCCACACCTACTGAGATGGTGTGTACAATAAGTGACATTGATAGCTCCAACAGCGGTAGGTCGGCAGATGGAATAATGCATAGGGACAGAATTGCAACCAAAAGAAAGCTTCAGCTTAAGTGGAACTTTCTTACTGCTGACCAAATGAGTAAGCTGTTAAAGGCTGTCAAGCCTATGTTCTTTTCCTGTTCATATCCTGATCCGGAAATGGGAACAAATATGTCTCTTTCATTTTATGTGGGTGACCGTTCGTCACCCATTTATACCGTAAAAAATGGTGTGGCAGGTTGGTCGGGACTGGAAATGAGCTTTATCGAAAAGTAGGTGATTTAATTGTACAGTGTATCGGATGCATTTGTTGATGCAATAAAAAATTGTGAAAGAACTATGAGGTGTAGCCTTATTATAGGGATCAACGAAATTGAATACCTGAAAAAGATTGAAATATCACAATCAATGGCTAATTCTGATTTTGAAATAGGCAACGTGGCTGCGGCAAAAATGATTGCGGAAATCGCTGATTTTGACAACGAATATTCAGGAATATCCTTTAAAAATCAAAATGCGGAATTAATATTTACGATTGATCTTGAAGATGGAACGAAAGAGCAAATGCCGCTTGGAATTTTCAATCTGGATACTGTTGATACAGAGGACAACATTATATCGATAAGCGGTTATGATGCAATAGCTCAGACAGAAACACCGTATAATCCTGCCGATATTTATCCCAATACGGTCAGATCCATTGCAATGGATATTGCAGCGGTATGTGGACTGGAGTTGTCGGAGGATGCGTTTACAAATGACGGTCTGATAATTGAAAGTATGCCTGAATGGGGCGATATAACCTGCAGAACAGCTTTAGGATATATCGCCGAGCTTGCAGGCGGCTGTTGGATAGCTGACAGGCGTGGCAGGCTTAAACTGATAAACTATAAAACACCGACTCACGGATACGGCTCATCGGGATACGAAATAGAGCCAAGTGATTATTATTCCCTCAAAGTTGCTGAAAACAATTTTGAGGGAATAAATACACTATACATTGTAAACGGCGAAAAGGAACTGGCTTGGTCAGTTAACGGCGAGTATGAATACACGATTGCCGATAATCCGTTGCTTACCGATAAGGATACAGCCTCAGAGGCACTTATAGGATTAAAATCAGCTATGGCAAATACGGATTACAGACCATACGAATTGGAATATAGCTGTAATCCTGCATTGGACTTGGGTGACGGCATAATCATAACGGATATGCAGGGGAACAACTATTACAGTGTAATATGTTCCAAAAGCTTAAGTTATGACGGAGGCTTAAGAGGTACTTTAGCAGCTTATGCGGATGAGAGTATTGCAAGCAAAGGCAGCAGCGGACAGACTTTAGGTGAGCAGGTGAAAACGGCGCAAAAAACCGCTGAGGGTGCTAAAACAACAGCAGAAACGGCACAAAAAGTCGCTGAGGAAGCAAAGGCTACGCTTGACAATCTCCCCGAA